TCGTCATTGGTTAGGTCGTATGCTGCATAAGGGTTTATGGAACGAATATCAGTTGCGCCAGGATTAACGTAGAATGTAACTTCGTATCCGTTCCAATTCTTGGTTTCTTCTTGAAGATGATTGCGGAAATCTTCGTTAAGCATTCTGCTTACTTCAACATCTGTAAGACCCACGTACTCTGGGTGTGCTTTACGGAATTGAATGTAGTTAACGCCAATAAGGACGTCTAAATCTCCTGGTTCACGTGATGCTGACCATTGGTATGAGACTCCAGAGCCTGCAATCCATACACGACACCATAGGTCTGGGTGTCTATACTGAGAATTTAAGAAACCCATTAACAATTGCAAAATTCCATTGCGAACCCAGCCTTTGAGGTGCATACCGTCAAATAACTTTGGGTCTAACTCAGACTCTGGGGCAGAGAAGTATGACGTTGCAGACCCTTGAATCAGGACTGGCTGAGCGTTGCTTCCACTGTACCTAAACATGATAATAGTTTAGGGGGTTTTAGGCTTGTGAGGGGTCTATCCCGCGTTCTGATAATGCTTCAGCAATCTTTTTACGCTGTTCTTCTGTGGGGTTGGCTGGCTGCATTGCATCAACGATGTGCTTTGCAATACGGTCTGCTAATAACATCTCTTCAATTTCAGACGACAGTTGTTTGCTAGTTTGGTAGATATCATAAGTGGTTGCTTTACGGGCAACACCTACTGTAAGTACTTGGGTAGTAATTGAACCATCATGGTTAATTGCTACTACGTAAGATGCTTGTACGTCTGGTGTCTCTTCAGCCATTATGGTCGTCCTTCTAGTAGTTTTTGTTTACGCTGGTTTACAGCGATTGATACTGGGCAGAAATTGCACAGATACGTCTTTGGGCCTGCTTCATCTTGATATTTTGCCATACCTTCTGCTTTACGTTCTTTAGCAGTGTTCGGTATAAGAAGTTTGCTGGAGTGTTGCCAATCATCGCAACCGTCTTTTGGCTTATTGTGGCGTTGGTAACAAGTCATTGCATCGTCAAGGAAAGTAGAACGTGACTCATAAAAGGTGTCATCTATTTCTGCTAGACCCTTAGAGCCTCCACCTTTAATCTGGCGGATAATTTCTTTTTTAGACTCAGTCTTTGCCCAAGCACGCAACGGCAAAACAAATAACTTACCTTTGTGGGGTTCTCCTGAAGGAAAGACGTGTTGCTCACAAGCAATTGCCAGTAAATGGTCTAACTCTGGGTCTCCGTCATAAGGCGGTAGTTCTTCCAAAGTGTCACAAACAAGGCAATGTAACAAACGAAACATTGGTTCATCTGGTTTTTGGTCACGTTGACCCAGTAATGGGACGTTACTCATAGTGCTCCTTATAGTGTTCGGTTTAAATCTTTGCTAGTTTTTTGCTGCGTCGTGCCCTGACGTAAAGTGCCCGTTTAATGAACGACGAATATTATTCTGCAAACGTGAGGTTGTCTGGCTGTGCTTGTCGTTAGCAACGTGCCATCCGTAGTCACTTGAATGCCACGCAATCGGCGTGTCGTATGACTTTACCACATACGAAGGATTGTGCTGTTTCATAGTTTCGGCTTCGCCTTCAGACAGACGACCAAGTGTACTACCTACTTCGTCAGGTGCTCCACCACGGCTGCTTGGGCCTTCAAAACGCTCACGATTAGCAACGGCTTCGCCTACGGTTTTGTGTGTAACTCTACGTGCTTTAGCCATGGCTATCTGTCCCTTTCATTAGAAAATCTATTTTTTATTTTTTTGTCTAATTCGTTATCTGCGTACCATTCTCCGTGCTGAGCATCCATAGCATCTCGTTTATTTTGTTTTGCCTTTTTACGAGGAACGCTTACAGATTCACCAACAGCACGGTTCTTTGCTTTACCGCCAATGCGACGGTCATTGAACAGGTTATGAGGTTGATTACGCTCAAAATCACCAGGGTCTGGTGCGCCGATTGCTGTTCTCATAATTTACTTGCCCTTAAATAATGCGTTGCCAATAACGCCGCCTAAATAATGTTCGTTTTCATGTGTTTTGTAATCAAAGTTTGGGTCGTGGTGAATCATTCCGCAAGTTTTGCATGGGTTGTTGTAATCCATTTGACGCTTAGGGTCAGTGCTGCGGTCTGGAACTGATTTAGCCATGATTAGTTACCCTTTTCATAATCATCTTTGTGTAACTTCATGGCTTGTTTTTTAGTGTACCCCATATATTGTTTTGAATTTAGTACACCATCAGACAAATGAGAGATTACGTATGCACCTGATGGCATTGCTTTTTCCACCGACATATCAGAGTACTTAATTTTTTTAGCCATGATTACTTACCCATGTTCTTTTTACGTTGCTGTTGTTTTTTTGCAAGACCCTTTGCCATATCTCCACCCTTTACAACTTTCCCACTTTGAATAACCCCAGAACCGCCTCTGGATACTGCTTTTTTCTTTAGGTTATTTCCTCTTGCAACGGCAGAACCACTAACTGGTCCAGAAAACTTTTTGCGTGTAATTTTAAAAGCATCTTTTGTTATGGGGTCTCCCAGTTCAAGAGTATATGCAGAATTAGTTTTAGGGTCAATTTTAATCCCTCGTGTGTTAACTAATCCAGCACTGTCTTTTGCATTATCACTTGCAGACTTTCGGTTTTCTTTTTGTTCTTTAGCACGAGCACGAAGACCTTTTTCAGCCTCTTTGTCACCTTTGCGAATGATAGCCATGATTACTTCTTTCCTTCAGAGTAAGTGCGCGTTGCGTACAATGATGTTGAACCGTTTACTTTTTTTGGGGTTTTACGTTCTTCATTGTGACGTTCTGCTGTGCAACCTTCTTTTGCTACACACATATCAAAAACAGGACCATAATTATCGCCACCCACGCTATACCACTCGTGTTTGTGTTTAGGTACGGACCTACGGTCATTGAACTCCACGGTTACTTACCTGGGTTTACCTTAGTTGGAAACTCTGTTGTTACAAAACCATAGTTGTAAAACGGGTTAAGTGATGCACGGTTGTCTACAGTTGCTGAGTCTCCAAAACCTGGAATAACTTCAGTATCTGGACGCACCTTGCGATACTTACCATCTGTTGCGCCCTCGTCTAAGGACTTGTTCATTGAGCGTGATGAATTAACTGTCATTTTAGTAACCTATGCTTCTTCGTACTTTGATGGGCTTACCTTGTGTTGCACGTTCGTCGTTATCAATTTTATCTGAAGCAATTTCATAGGCTTTTTTTCTAGGAGTTCCGTGTACGCCCATTGCTTCTTTTGCTTTTGCGTGAACAAAACCTCTTGAAGTAGCGTCAGAAAGATTGCTATCAGCAGTTAGCGCTGGGCCATTAGCAGCCTTAAGTGCACGCTTTGTTGCACGACGGTCATTAAATAACATTAGTTACCACCTTTATCTGTCTGCATCTGGCGGAACGCACGTTCCTCTTCTGCTTTTTTTCCTGCTTTAAGTGTATCTCCTACGGCTTCTTTTGTTGCGTTTAACATCTTTTCTGTACCAGGAAGTTTGCTATCTATGTGGTTATGGGCCAGTTGTAGCATGGTGTGGATGGGTTTGGACATGTTCTTTTCCCCAATTGCTCCATGTACAACTTGAAAACTCTTTTGGGCTTGTCGGTAAGCGCCGCTTCCGTGCTCTGACGACGCCATAGCATCTAGGTGGCCTACTGCTCTATCCACGTGCTCTTTTGCCGTAGCGTGGTCAACACCAAGACCAGAACGGTTACCTTTGGTGTTTTTAGGGATGTTAACTCGTACTCCGCCACGAGGTCCTGGAAGTGGTGCTGGACGACCTTCTGGCATCATTACGTCACGACCTGCTGTTGGCAAAACTGTGCGCTTTGCATCTGAGTGTACTTCATCAATATTTTCTGGATTAACACGCATCATGCGTCCATCGCTATGTTTATAAATTTGACCAATACGTGGAAGACTTGGACCTGCCGATTGTGTTGGTCTGGTTTGGTCACGAACAACTCTGGAAGGAATTCCACGTTTTAATTCTGGGTTTGTTGCTGGACGAATTGTTTCTCCAGTAACCGCTGTTAATCTTTTTCCTGGCGTTTGAGGGTCAGGTGATTTAACGTTTGTAGGAGTTGCAGGAACTCGTGGGATTGCTCGTCCAGTTGTCTTGTCACGAAGTACGGCTGGTTTAACTGGTTTAGGTTTTGAGCCTTGAATTTCCAAGTGACGTTTCATAACGGCGTCAACTGTTGTACGGTCAAGTTGAGCAGTCTTTAAATGTTCTTTTAATGCATTTGGTTCCATGCTTGCTATTTTTTCAACTCCTGCAGAATCAGGAATTAAAGATTTGACAGCACCAATATTTTTTGACTTTTCACTCATCGGTATATGTGGAGCAACGTCCATTTTAGCAGCGTCGCTTTTAATAACCTTCTTTTTACGTGCCATTATCCAACCATACGATTCTTAGCACGCTTTGCTTGAATCTGGCTGTAACATTTAACGCAATTACCTTTGCTATACATGGCTTCTACTGGGTTCATAATAACGCCGCAAGATGGGCATGGCAATGAACCGCCATAGCGCATTGCATTCTCTGCAACTTGCTTGGCTTGAATTTCTAGCGGGAATCCGCCGCCTTCCATATCCATTACTTACCCCGTTTCTTTGTCTCTGCTTCGCCATGGGCTTTTGCTTGTCCCATACCTGTGTCGTAATCTGTTGTTTCAGGAGTACTCATTGCTTTGTAGTTTAACTTGCCTGAGTTTGCTTCTCTAGCAACGGAACGGTCTGCGCCTAAAAATGCTACATCTGGGCGACCTTGGGCTTTAACTTTCCATTTAGGTGGTTTGTAATCTTCATTCCATTGAACGTGTGACAGTGGACGTAATCCACCCTTGGCATACATGTCTGGCAACTTAGGGTCAAATGCTGAGGCGTGTGTTCCACCAGCCATTAACACAGCGTGCTCTGCAGCATGGCGAGCAACGTTTTGATATGGTGCATCTGGATGTTTAAATACTGAGTTAATTTCTCCTGCTTGGTTTACTGCGTAACCCGCTAATCCATCTGGGGTTGAAAACATACGCATGTTCTTGTAGTCATTGACCTTGTGCACATCAACGGCTGCACCCATTGGGTTTGCTTTTTTTGCACGCTGAATAAAGGCTTTAAAGTGTCCAGCCTCTTTAGGTGAGTACTCTACAAAATGAGGAAACGCATCTTCTTTAGACATTAAATACCGCCTAAAGAGTTTGTAGATGTTCCGCTAAATCCTGCAGGACCTCCTGAGAACCAAGAAATGCGTGGCTCTGCGTATACACGGTCAATGGTTACTACGTCTGCAATACCTGGAGAACGACGGTCTCCATAACCATAACGGTCTGGAAACAAACGAATTTGTGGCAGTGGTGGGCGAACCATTGCTTGAATATCAGCACCAGGAATTTGCATAACCATTAGGGCTTGTTGAGTTAGGCGTTCCATGTTTGTTGCCCATGGGCCGTTATAAGAATAACGTTTTGCTACTTGGTCAGGCTGTATCGGTGCACGCCACGGTTTTGTGTAGTCGTATACTCCATCAGTGTGTTGTGTCAATTAGACCACGCGGGCCTTAAATAAGCGAGCATTGCTTGACGACGTTCATTGATTTGTCCTGGCTCTGTAGCAATTGTATTTGCCTTACCATCGTTTACTAGGTGAGGTGCAGGAGTCAACCCAATTTGTGGAGCAGCACGTTCTGTTTGATAAACGTTTACACCATTGATGCGTACACGTGATGCTTTCATCTGACGTTCAATGCCTGACATATCATTAATGTTTTCAGGCCAAAAATACATGGATGGCTCAATACGCTCACCCTTGTGTACACCACGTTGATATGCTTTTTGATTTACACGGTTCTTAACGCTATCAAGTAAACGGTCATCACGACGTGAACGGATTGTGCCTAGATAACCATCTGGATATTCTGCAGACGGAACTCTTCCCACACCAATGCGGGAAGCATCCATATTGTCACGGGCTACAGAAGTTCCTGCACCACCTTGATTGTTATAACCATACAGACCGCCGCCGCCAAGTGATTGCCAGTTTTGTGTGGCTGAATAGTTGTTAGTGCCGCCTGCCATAAACTATCCTTTTCCGAAACTAGCGCCTTTATCTGCCTCTGGTAACGCAGTTTGTTTTGTATCATCAAAATTAAATGTAGTTCCACGAGTCTTATTTGAGTAAGACATCGGTCTTCCTCCACCAAGGCCTCTGTTACGCCAAGCAGTTGCTTGGTTAGCAGAACCTGTGGTGCCAGAACTTAAAGACAATGGTGGGTCAGTATCTGGGCCATGATGAGTTGGCTGTCCAGAAAAATTATCATCCATAAATTCTGAAGAAGATAGAATTGACATTAGCGAACGCTGCTCATCCCGTCGCCAAAGTTTGGTGATTGGCGTCCTGCGATTGATGGAACAATTTTTGCATTTGCCATTGTTGCAGATGCTGCTGGGTCATGACCTACAGGAAACTTTACATTAATGTTGTAACGTGCTCCCATACGTTCTGACTGTGCTGCGCTTCCTGCAGAAACATTCGCTCTATTCGCCTTACCGCCTGCTGTTGGGTCAGATGCTTGTGTGTTCTTCTTTGGCATAAGGTTTCCCTTTTCAGGTGTACCACTTGCGTTAGTGAACTTTGCTGCATCCATGCCCATGTAGCGACGTGGTGACTTTGAATGTGCTGCAGAAGCGAGAATCTCTTCTGTTGTTGGAACAGATTTACTCATAGATTTTCCTGCCGCTTCTAAATGTGAGGATGGGGCGCCCATACGACGACGCATTGCGTGACCCATTGATGTCCATAGTGCCATTTTTACTCCTTGCTCTTGGATAAGGATAAGGCTGTTTTAAGACGCTGTAATGTGAAACACGATAGCGGAAATTTCACCATCACGACTTTGGATAGTGGTAAATCCTGGCTTATCTGTTAAATCCATGCCACGAGGTGCTACGTATCCACGGGCAATAGCAATGGCTTTAACTGCTTGGTTTACTGCACCTGCACCTACAGCACGGAGTTTTACTTCATGCTTATCGTAGATGGCATGAGCAATTGCTGAAGCAACGCTCTGCGGATTTGAGGATGCGCTGACACGTAGGAACGGCTCTTCAGCAGATACTTCAGGAGGTGTATTCAATTTATAGTCCTTTGGTTCGGTTTGGTGTGCCACTCCTAACCTAAAGGGTAAGGCTAAATCGCTGGTTGGTCTCGGTATTTGGCATCTTTCATTTGTTCAACAATTGCTGCCTCAATAGCGCCATCAGTGCTTCCCGATACTAATCGGGCTAATGCGTACGAATCAGCAGCATTATCGTCATTAAACTCCATACCCCAACGTTTGTAGATTTGTAACAACATCTCTTGTTTCTTGGCATTGCCCTTGCCTGCTGCATATTTCTTCAACGTCATTGGCGGAACTTTAAGGGGGAATCGTAAGTAATCGTCATAATGGTCATATATTGTTAACCGCACTGTTGCAGATAACTCGCCCAATACAAGGGCTGCATGACTGGCTAGTACTGTGCCTTCCATTGCAATGTCTACTACGTCTAAATTCTGTTCTTCAAACCACATAAAATGGTCTAATAACCATTGTCTAATATCTACTAATCTTTCAATACCAAAATAAGGAGATTTATAAACCCACGTTAAATGTTTGCTTGGGTCTTCTACGCTCAATGCTGTTAAAGCAAAACCTGTTAACGACTGGTCTATACCTAACGCTATGTCTCCTGCTTTACTTAATCCGCCTTCTATGAGTTTAGTTGGCATTGAGGGAAATCTCCATACGCTTACGAACTAATGTTCGTAGGTCTTCTAAAGTACCCTCGTTCTTTAAAATCATATCTACTTGATAAGTATCCATATCATGCTCTGATACATGCCCGTTTACTGCTTCTACACCGTTGCGTTTAATGCGCCATATTTGAGACTCTACATTAAGTTTTATAGTGTCTGCTTCATTAGCAAACCTAACATCGGTAATAACATAGTTCTTTTGAATTTCTAAATGTCTTAATGCACTATTAATCCAAAAGTCTTCTCCAAAAAGATTGCGTGCTGCAACGCCTAAAGACTGTAACAAATGACGTACTTCGGGTTGGGACTTAGCAACATCCCAACCATAGTCTTCTACTAAAAACTGTAATCTGTTCCCACCTACTTGAGGGTTGGTTGCGTATAACAATTTACGAATGTTGTCAGCAAACGCAATTCGTTTATAGCCGTATTCTTCTACCAAAATCTTTGCTACTTCATCTTTTCCAGAACGTGCGTAACCTGATAGTCCAATAATCATGCGCCGTTGTAATCCTTTCGCATTGCTCGTTGGTCTGAAGTACGACGAGTTATCTCTCGTGATACCAGTGTGATATCACGTTCCTGGTTAGTCAACATAACTTCCCACGCTTTGCGTTGGGCGTATGTTTGATGGTGTCTGTCTTCTAGGTCTTGTACATCTGGGTCTATTGCAATTTGTGCTTTGATTAAAGTGACTCTATCTGCCTTTGTTGCAGCGCCCATTTTGTCTACAGTTAATGACGCAATAAGTCGGTCTACTTTTTTCTCAGCAACCTTTTCCATAATTTGAGCATTTGCTAGTTGAGTAGCAATGTAGTCTGCCCATCCTGTTAATACCGTAAACATCTCTGCTAATTGTTCACTAGACAAAGCAGTGATATCTGGTGGCAACTTAACCATGTCATAGTTAGGTTGCTTAGCGTTAATAAGTTGGTCTTTAACTGTTATGGAATCAAGTTGCATGATTTACAACCTTCTTCTGGACTTATGTTGCACTCAGGCATTACTTCATCCTTGATTGCTTTAATAACTTTCTCAGCCTTAAAGAAGATACGGTCTACAATTTCATAATCTGCTTTTACCGTGAATTCTTTATACGCCTGGTCTGCTTTTAGTTCATACAGGAATACAATTTCTTTTGGCGCATCGGCGCCAAACATACGGTGTGCTAACTCTAAATACATTTGACCCTGTAACAAGTGGCTACGGAATGGTCGTTTGATTCCGTTAAATGCTTTAAAGATGTCACCATCGTTGTCTCTAAGAAGGTCGGGTGCTTCGTAACGGAAAGTTCCTGCCCCAATTGATTTAATCTCAATTAAGCAATCTTCGCCAATACCCTTAATCCAACCATCTGTGTGCCCTGCAATACGAAGGTCATTGTCTATGAGTGTGACTTCCTTGTATTCCATACGACGGTCTTCGCAGTTTAAACACCACTTTGGTGATATGCCTGTAACAGAAGTACCGCAGTGCTTGCACTGAAAACGTCCGTATAAAACATCCATCTCATGAAACCATGTTTGCCATTTTTCATGGATGAAGTGGCCTTCATCAAAAATAGATTGAAGACGAAGGTTTGGCTTTTCTTGCTTTTGTTCTCCGCCTGTCATAAGGTAATACGAATACCTTAAACAAAAATCATCTTTAATCATTTCTGAAGGGTGCAGAACTGTTGTAGAACGGTCACCTAACGGACGACGCATAAGGTGACGTTCAACATCTCCAACGAGACGTGGTTCACGTTTCTTTGCGTCTAGAAAACGCTTTAATTCAGTTGTCATTTTATTCCTTAGTTAAGATAAATTCTTGCAACGACATTTTCTTTTTATGCGATTTCTTCCACTTACGAATTAAAGCATTTCTTTCTCTATGACTCAAGCCCCCCCAAATACCGTGAGGCTCCTCACGTTTAACTGCATCCCATAAACATTGCTTTTGTACGGGACACGGGTTCTTTTTATTCTCTCCAAAACAAAATACCTTTGCTTGATTAGCAATGATTTTGTATTGTTCTTTATCTCGTGGTGGGTAGAAGATGTCGGTGTCTTCACCCTTACAACGTGCGCTGTAACGCCACGCATACTCTGGTTCTTCCATGTGTTAGGCATCCTTTAGTCGGTCCCTCATCTCCAAGAAATCGTTCTCAAGAAGGACCACGTAGTCCTCCCCGTCTAGATGAACTCCCAGTACGGGCATACGTCCATCAAGAATTGCCTCTCTCGTGATTTTGCGTAACACATCCGACTTTAACGTCGTTTGTTTTTTACCTGTAAATTTATGTTCAATCAAGAGGTCGCTTGACCGAACATCTCCTTTGTGAGACCAAAACGCTCCAGATGCAGCCATAGGTTTACCGCCAATTTTCTTAGCAAGTCTCTTCTCGTGCTTCTGAGATTGTTTCTGTCCTTCAGTCTTCATCAGCCGCCAAAGGTGCGGCATCAGATGCTAGTACTGCTTTTTGTATCTCTTCTTTAAGGTCAACTTCCTCACGGATGCTGGCAATAACAGAGTCAATACCCTGCCACTTGCGCTCACCGTGGTAGAACCAACCACCCTTGCGGTTAATGACTCCCATGATTACTCCTAGAGAAGCAATTTCTTTTGCGAAATCGTATTCTCCTGGAGCACAGTTGCCACCTTCTGCAAAGTAAAAATCAAAGTATGCAACACGTTGTGGTGGTGCAGTCTTGTTCTTTAATGTACGAACAACAATTTGTTGTCCTACTCGTACTTTATTTGTTCCTGAACCGATTTCAATCCATTCCTTACGACGTACTTCACAACGTGTAAAGAATGCATAGTTCTTTCCTTCTCCGCCAGGAGTTGTCCGTGGGTCGCCATGCATTACACCAATCTTCATTCGGTATTGATTGATGATGAGGCCCAATACAGGACGCTCATCCTCAACCAATGACCGCTTCATCGCTGTCCCGACGACTCTGAAGAACTTGTTAGTAAGTAATGCGCCCCTTCCTACAGTCATTTCTGACATGTCCTTTTCCATTTCTGGAGCAGGGGATAGGGCAGGTAATGAATCAATTACAATTGCATCAACTGCTTTTGATTCAGCAAATTCAATTACGGCTTGATAGGCCTCTTCCATGACTGACGTTTCAATGACAATGACCCGTGTTGTATCCACACCACACATTGCTGCATAGTCTGGGACCCATTGTTCAGCGGCAACCCAAACGGTTGTGTAATTGGGGTCTCGTTGCTGATTGGCTGCAATGGTTTTAAGAGCAACAGCAGTTTTTCCGTGAGATGGTTCACCAATGAGTTCATTCCATTGATTACCTGGAAAACCGCCCCCAAGAACATAGTCAAGAGTAGTAGAGCCGCTTGTAATACGAGGAATAGTGTCGCCACGAATATCACTGGCAAGAACAACAACGTTGTCCCCAAACCTTTTATTAAGTTGAGCAACAATTTTTTTGGCTTCATCATTTATCAATTTATCCTCCCAATAATTCCTTGTGGGTTCCAATTACTTGCTACGTCATTGCCGTTTGCTTGTTTTGCGCTACCTTCTACGCTTGCACCTGTTAAGGCTCCATAACGGCTTCCTGCTTGAGTAATTGGATAACCACAGTCGTAACAACGTGCTGCTGCATTTTGTACGGTCATATAGTTACCTCCACCGCAATCTGGGCACAACTGTGTCTGAGTAGAACTCTGGGCTTTAGACATAGGAGTAGGTTGTTGAAAAGTAGTCATAGGCTGTTGTGATGGCGGCATAGGGTTATTTGCTGGACGTGCTGCTACGGGCGCTTGTTGTGGTTGTGCGCCTAGTTGTTTAGCCCACCAGTCTGCGTTAGTCACTTAGTTTCCCAACGTGACTCGCAACGTACACACAAGACTGTAAAGTCTTGGTCTAGGCTAGACCACACAATGTTGTACATTTTGTGTCCAAATAGTTTACAAATAAATTTCACTTCGCTTCTCCCCACTTGTTTACTATTTTTACGTCAGCAATCAAAGGAACTGTAATTTCTTTCATTTTGATTCCTTCCATTGACTCACGAATCGCTTTGGCGGTTTCCTCGGCTAAATCATCACGTGCAACTGTAACAAGTTCATCGTGCACAGTCAATACGACATTTACATCTGGTTCATCAATAAAACACGAATGTGCCCTAATAATGGCTAGTTTCATAATGTCTGCTGCAGAACCTTGAATAACTGTATTAAATGCTTGTCGGTCTGCTCTTGACTTTAGTCCTTTATCAATGCTTCGTAAATCAGGAATGTAACGACGACGGCCCATTAAAGTCTCTACAAACGGTACTGGAGACTGCTGTGCTGCCATACGAATAACCTTTGCCTTGTACTTTGCAATGTCACTAAACTGCGCTGTAAACCGATTAAGCAAATCTTTTGCTTCAGTAATAGAACAACCAACTTGTTGTGCAATCTTGTCTGGCCCTACACCGTAGGCAATAGATAGCACTAAAACTTTACCTGCTTTGCGGTCTACACCCATTGTGTTACCAATAGTTGTATAAATATCTCCACCAGTTACATAGTTATCAACCATAATTGGGTCATTAGAAAACGCTGCAATGATGCGTGGTTCAATCTGCGAGTAATCTGCTACAACCAGTTTGTATCCTGATGGTGCAATAAACAAATTACGAATCAACTTACCGTACTTACCCGATGAAGGAATGTTCTGTAGGTTTGGGTCACTACTGGAAAAACGACCTGTCTCTGCTCCATGTGACTTAAAGTTAGTATGTACTTTACCTTTGATTAGGAGCGAATCTTTTTGCACAATCTTTGACTTACCTAGATTAGTGCGAGTTACCTCACCACCTAAGTATGGAATCACATAAGTAGTCATCAACTTGTTCAAGTCCTGGTACTCAAGGATTGCATCTACTAACTCGTCTTTAGCGCGATAAAACTCCAAAGCATCTGATGATACAGAGAAATGGTTAATTGTTAACTCTCCGTGTGCATACGATATATCTTGGCCTTTAGCCGTTAAAGCAATTTTAATCTTAACGTTTGGCTTGATGCCACGACCACCTTCGTCTTTAGGAAGGAATAGCAACCTCTGTTTCTCTGGCACTGAGTTCATAGCAAATGGTTTGCCAGCCAACTTGTACGCCTTGCCTCGTGCTAAATCAATGTCTGTCTCTAACCGTTCTTTAAGAAGTTTAAGTTCCTCTACATCAATAGATGCTCCAGCAAGTTCCATATCGCAGAGCGCTGCAACAACATCCATCTCTAATCCCCATACACGGGATAACCCGCCTGTTAACTTAGGCGCTAATAAACGGTATAACTTCCAAGTAACCTCTGAGTCAAACCCTGAGTAATGTGCTACGTCTGAAAAGGAATGAACCTCCACCATTGCACCAATACCTTTTTCAACTTTAATCTTTAAAAACTTTTCAGCGCAATCTTTAAGCCCTAGTTTTCCACGGTTACGGTTATCAAGTACAAACGCTGCCATCATTGTGTCAAAAAACGGTTTTGTTGGAACTACGCCACGATAATATTTAGCAATTGATTTAAGGTCAAATTTAATGTTGTGACCAACTTTTAACTGGTCACTAAAGAACAATGGTTTTAATGCCTTAAAGACATCTCCTGGAAGTAATTGCTCTGGTGGAGCATCAAACACTGGTGTCCACTTGGCTTGGTTCTTTGTAAAGTCTGTGTCTTTTAAATCGTCACGTTCTTTTCCTGCAGCAAGTTTCTTTTGACCACTTAATAAAAGTTCTTTATCCCAATGCAAAAATTCACCATTAGGGTGACCCATAGGTATGACATCTGTACGGTCATCTGTTGCTAATGAAATCCATAGCACGTCGTTTACTACTGGTTGGATACGGTTATCACCAACGGTTTCAACGTCAAAAGCAAAACCCTCTACCTTGGAGTAAAACTCAACAAGGTCTGCTAACTGTTGTTTAGTTGTAATTATGTTCATCTAAATCCCCTCTAAGTGTGTAGAGGGGGCCTGGAAACGGATATAAACAGGCCCCCTGCTACTTGGAAGTCTTACGCTATTGAGCGAGCAATTTCAAGAAGTTCAGAGCGAGGGGTCTCACGAACTACATCTTCGGCTGAAAAAGACTCAGCGTTTGCAATTAACTCATTAACGTTGTCTAGTGACAACTTCCATTCCTCTGCAAGGTCACGACCACGTACGAAGTTGAGGGTGTACTGCGTAGTAGGGCCTGTTCCCATGCGAGAAATTTCCCAGAACTCACGGTCAAGAGGGCCTTTGCGCTCATCATCGTGGGCTTTCTTAATCTGGCGGGCAAGTGACGGAGGTGCAGTCAAAATTTGTACGCCCTGAACATCGCCAGTTAATACAAGAACATTGAATGCAAACTTGCCTCGTGGCTTATCGCCAAGGATTTCACAAAGTGGGCAACCATCTCCGATGCAAACAAAAGACTTCTTACCCTTTGGGCGTTCAATCCAGTGCTGCTCGTAAGTTGCAAATGGGCGGTCTTGTAAAAACTTTACAAGGTGTGGTTCGTCAGAGAATCGGAAATCTGTTGGGAATTCAGATGTCTCTACTTTGAGTAGTGCTTCGGCTGCATCCCAGCCTTCTTGCACGGTTGTTCCAACTGTAGGTTGGATATCAGCGCTATCTTCTTCAAGATAGGTTTCAGCGTTTACTGCTGGTTTTGTAATCGGCATTTGGTTTCTTTCGGTCATGAGGCCTCACGGCTCTCTTCGGATATGATGTCCTTCCAGCGCTTTACTAAAGCCTCTGTAAGGTCTTCGTGTCGGTTCCACTCTACACGAGCAGTTCCTAATAAGCCACGCTTTGAAAACTCTTCAAGTGTGGACTCAATGAGCGCTCTGGTGTACACACGATTACCACCAGTCTTCTTCCCACCAAGAGTCTTGGCACGAAGTCTGTATGGTGCACGTGGGATATACCCTTTGCGCTCCCATAAGCGTACAGAAACTATGGACTTCTCTAACGCTAGTGCTAGTGCACTAATCGTAAAGACTTCCGTTTCTTTTCCGCCTAATGTTTTAATGACTGGGTTTGCATCCCAACCATTACTTTCCCCCACCTTACGGCGAGAAATTTTTGGGTCCAATTCACGGCGTTTTTTCTTAGACCCTGGAACGTATTCCAAATCCGCAAACGCTTTTTCAATTTCGTCTTGACCCCGTAGACCTGCCATGATTACTTCTTACTTAGAATAAGTGCCCACGTAATTTTCTGTGGATACATTTGGTCAATTTCTTCTTCTGTAAGTTCATCGTTGTACAACGCAGCCATTAGTGCGTCTTCATCTACCATACGAACTGTTTTGTACAGAGTTTCTTCCATACCTTTTGCGGTAATAATTTCATCTGCAACAAGTTCATCAACTTTACGAGATACTCGCTTTTGTTTTACGATGGAAAAAAACCCATCAACTTCTTGAGGAAGTTCTACGATTATGTTGCCTTTATCATCAGGTTCACCCGAAGTATCAAGAACCTCAAACAACTTCTCACGAAGTTCTTTTTGTTGTTTCTCTAAATAATCCATCTGTGATTTGATGAACGCATATTCTTTAGCCTGATTAACAAGGCTGTCTTGGTCTGCTGTGCGTGTTGTTTCTGCTTTGATTCGTGCCATTTTGTTCCCCCTATTTTCCCTGCAAGAAGTTTATCAGGCTACCAACGGTTAGGTCAATTCCGCCTTTTTTATTAATTCCTGCTCCATCCATTACAGCATCTGCTACGGCATTCTTCTGTAATAACATCTGGTGCTGGCGCTCTTCTATGGAGCCTAGCACTAAAAAGTCTTGAATAACAACGCTTTTCCAGGCACTAGAAGCACGACGAATTCGTGAGTTTCTTTGGACCGCAGTTCCTGACGACCAAGGTAAATCATAATTAACAAGAAGATTGGCTTGAGGTAAGTCTACGCCGTAGCCGCCAGCATCAGTAGAGATTAATACTCGTACGTCTAAAGAAGTTTGGAACAAAGTCTTTGATTCTTCTTTAGCCTTGGCGTCCATTTGTCCAGAGTACAGAGTGCTGGTTATCTTCTTTTGGGTTAAAGCATTTTGGAGAAGTGGTAGCACCCCTAAATAGCAAGTAAAAATAACAACTTTATGACTTTCCTCCATGTTGAGATGGTCAATTATGTAGTCAATAACCGCATCTAATTTTGGCGATTTAGTTAACCCATCAAGAAGCCCTTGGTCGGCTAACCCTGCCACGTAAGCGCTGCCACCTTTTGAGCCTTCAATGTTTATAGACTCACCGTCTACATCAACCCAACCATTTTTAAATTTTGTAGCGCTATCAACAAGCAGTAAAGGAGAATCACATATCATTCTTAAAGAAGTTATTTTGCTCATAATTGAGCCACGCAATTGGTCTGCTGGAGAACCAGGTTGAAATCCATGACCGTAATGGGCTTCTAATGAGAACCCACCACCAAGAAGTGTTTGTGCTTCTATAAGTTCTTGTTTTAAATCATTAGCAATTTTGTCGTAAAGTTCTTTTGTTTTTTTGTCTAAAGAAATAAGCGTTGGTTCCAAGTGAATAGTTTCAGGAAGATACGGTGCTACATCTGGGTCCTTTTGGGTTTTTCTAACAAACACTTGTTTCATTTTTTCGTGGAATATAGGAAGATTGCGATACCGTTGCACTCCACCAAAATGATTGCGTACAATAAAAGTTTGGTCAAACAAATCAAAACGACCAAGTAATGTGTCATCTACAAATTGCATAATGCTATACAACTCTTCTGGGCGTCCGTTTTCAATTGGAGTACCTGTAAGTGCAAATCTAATTGGGATGTTTCTAGCAAGTTTTTTTACTACTTTTGAACGCTGTGATTTAAAACTTTTAATAGCAGTGGCTTCATCGCAAACAATTGCGCCCCACTCATAGTCTTTAATTATATCCCAATCTGCAACAATGGTTTCGTAGTTAGCAATGATATAACCAGTATGTTCTTCCCAGGTCATGTCTCGTTCCCAACGAATGTAACGAGTTCCTTTTGAACCATCCACTACAGAGGAATAGTCATCTGAGAATTTATTAATTTCTTTTTGCCATTGGTATTTCAAACTAGACAACGCAATAATTAAAGTTGGTTTGGTAAGTGTTCCTTCTTCTTTTAATTTTTCAAGAGCAGCAATAGTCATACAAGTTTTACCCAAACCCATTTCGTATGCAACTAGCATCTTTTTACGAAAAGCCATTTTGTCAACAGCCTCAACTTGATACGGTTTTAACTCACCCGTAAACATCTGGGTCATCCAATGGTGTAGGTACGGTTAACAAAGTTCCACAATCAGAACATTGCCCATCTGTCATCCACATAGCAATCTCGTATTCATAAAACATTGCTCTAATAATAAAAACTTGTTCACCACAATTGGGACAAGCATGGGTAGGAACACCCCTAGCATCTAAGACCATGTAAAGGCTTCCTTGCCGTAAATCATGTCACGAGCAGTTTCTATGCCTTGTTTAATTTGGCTCTCTGTCATGTCTCCTGGGTCCTTAACATCAATACCTGTGTAATTGAAGTAGGACAATTCAATACCATACTTGCGAGCAAAGCCACGCATAAGTTCATTGGCGTGTCTTCCTGCTTCGTCTTTATCAAAGGCTGCTATGACCCTCTGTGCCCTTCTCATGACCTTTGCTTGCTCTTCACTTGGTATAGCGCCAAAAGTAGATATGGCTCCTGAGTATCCCGAAGATGCAAGACGGGGCACGTCAAGCGGTGACTCAACAACTATAAGAGTTTCCGTGGACATAACTTCTACACCAAAAACAGTTTTAGATTTCTTTACACCTTGCGGCTGGTTACGGAAGAAACGACCACGTGCACCTTTTTCTTGCCATCCCCAAAGAGTGTAATTGTTAGGGTCACGGATTGGGAGAATCCAGGCTGAGTTATTTGTATCCCATAAGATGCCGTAATGTTTTGCATCTGTTGGTTTGATGAATCTTTTACGTAATTCATTCTCAGGAGGGTCTGTGTAAACTGCAAGTCTTGCTTCTGACATGATGATGGGTTCATCTGCTGCAACATACTGTGGTAACTCCTTGATTCTCTTCATTAGAGAATCCAATGGAATCTCGGCGCCTTCATTGATATAGTCTTTTGCATCAAAGTAATCAATGCCCTTGATGTCAGCAACTAATGTGTAAATGTTTCCTTTGTAACCGCAAGAAAAACAAATGTGTGCTCCCGTGTTGGTGTTAATCCACCAAGACGGATTGTGGTCTTCTTTGCCTGTGCGTTTCTCGTGCATAGGGCAATAGCCCTGCACCTCATCACTACGTTGAGCAGTAAGTGATACGTCTAAATTAAGAAGAATCTTTTCAACATCAACCATTTCCGCCCCAGTTGGAACAGAACTCACAACTCATCATCTTTGATTCGTCGTGGAAACAACCTGTTTCCCACTTCCAAGTTAATGATGTTTCTTTTGGTGGGCAGTTACGGGAGGCAACCACCTTTAACAAACGAATTGAATCGTCTTCTTCTACAGGCTCTAGACCTAGGATAACGTCTGAGTCTTGAAAGAATGATGATGAGTAACCGATTGAGTCAGCGGTAACTTTTCCAGCACGCATCTTCCAAAGAAGAGTCTGGGTAGTAATAACAATTGGCTTATCAATACGCTGTGCTAAACGCTTAAGTGCACGAGTAATGTTGGTAATAGCACCTGGCGTGTTCATCTCTCCAGTTAACTCATCCATCATCAAATACACACCGTCTACAAATACAATGTCTGGTTTTAGATGTTCAATCTTTGCGGCTAATGCTGAAACGGTAATACCGTTAACGGCATCAACCAAATGGAATGAGTGCTCTTTCTCCATAGCGTTGAGGGTATCTATGTAGCGACTTTCTTCTGCTGGTAACAACTTTCCTCGTCGCAAACGTCCGTGGTCAATGTGTGCTCGCATCGCATCATGGCGTTGTTGTTGCTCATGGTTGTTCATTTCAAAGGATTGGAACATTGGTGTCTTACCAATTTGGTGCGTATTAATAGCAATCTGTAATGCAACCTGTGACTTACCAGTCTTAGGTGGTGCAATGATGGTTACTAATTGTCCGCCCTGTAATCCTGCAGTTGCTTCATCAATGTCTTTAAATCCTGTAGGTATACCTAAAAACTCTTGGTTCTGAATTGCTTGATATTCCTTGTAACGTTCTTCTGTGTTCTTAGTTAAGTCAACTTCGTGGGTGCCCAATACGCCTTGCTCGTTAACCTTTGCAACAGTTTTCTCCATAGCAAGGAGTGCAGCGTTGTGGTCGTTGCTCTGCAGTTCTTCAACAGCATTCTCAAGACCTTGACGTGTGAGCATACGACGGCGAAAATCCACCATCGTGTCCAAAAGATAATCAACAGAATCTTCTACATTAAGAACTTTGTAATTTGGGTAATGGTCTAAGACAGTAGTTGCAGTTGGAACTTCGCTGTACTCGCTGTAATGCTTTCGTACAAAAGACCAAACCTTACGGTTGTCTTCATCTAAAAACCATGCATCCATAACTCCGCGTTGTAAAGCAGGAGTGATGTCACGTTCCTTGATTACCTTGCTAACTAACCGATGTTCATTATCTGCAGACATTTACTTCCACCGTTCCCCGCATTCTTGACACTGCAGATAAGAGTTACCGTTTACGTAAATTCGTTCAATGGTGTTTGCATGACACATTGGACAATTTGTATTTGCAATACTGAACATAGCGCCCTCCCTCAAGGACTAGATATTGTCTATTTGTACACCAGCAGAGCCGTATCGCGCAACTCTGTTGGAAACATCAACCACAGCCTTTAAGTTTGGACGATAGGGGAGCGTACCAACTAACTCGTCCACGCTCTCATACAACTGGTGGTAGTTAAAGGGGTTGACAACCCTACGCTCTAATTTTTCAAATGCTTTGTCAAGGAGTTCTTCTGTCCAACCCTCGTCAGCAAATCCAGCAAGTTCTAAAGACAACCCGTACTGGTTAGATATGTTCCACAGTTTGTTTGCAGCCAGCATATCAATCTCGCCCAATTTGTATCCCACTTGCTTGCTTAAAAACTTACGTGTTTCTTCTTCTACTAACTTTATAACAAGCGTTGTTGTAGCAATACACTGAGGAGATGAGACGTTGGAAATGTCTCCGCCTCTCATAGCACCTCTATTTTTGCGTAGTTAACTACAAACTCTCTAAATGAATCAGGATTTTCGTTTGCTTCAATTGCCAGTTCTTCTGGAACTTCAATAGGTACCGTGATTGAATAATGACCACGTGTTTGTATTCGTGTGTTCACAAAGGCTACATGTTTACACAACTTTTTCTTTTCCCACACTGGACAGTTACAACGTGTTTCTTTTGTCTCTGTATCCAATTCAACTTCAAAAATACCAGCACCTTGTGCAGAGATAAACTGCTGCACAGTTCTCCACTGAGTACTCATTGAAGGTCCTTTCATTGGGCGCCTCTAAGGTCTGAACCAATGATAGGGACTCTAATGAATGCTTCGTTGGCGAAACTCGCCATTGCTTCTCCGTATTGTGCTTCCCAGTTTTCTAAACGTACATTCGTAGTAACAATTGTTGGTAATCCTTTGTCATAACGAAGTCTTAGAATTTCGTCAAAAGAAGTATCGTCATACTTAGAACCGTATTCTTTACCTAAATCGTCAAGAATAAGTACTCTTACGTTTAGCCAGTCAAATTTAGAACGACCATGGAAACCATCTAACTCGTACATCATCTCTCGCTTGTCTGCGACGTCTGCATCAAAAGATGACTTCTTACGAGAAAGAAACTCTGGATAGGTCATGTAATAAACGGGACGAAAACTCAGTCCGTAATCACTTTGCTTTAGACCCATCAAATCTGCTGCTACAAGTTCGTTCTCTGGCATGTTGCGAATAACTTCCATAGCAGCAACTACGGCATGTGTTGTTTTGCCTAGCCCTGGGCCGCCATCAAAGACAAGACCGACACCGTTGATACCGATGTGCCCAATCTGCTTAATAACCTGCTTATGGGCAACGTCATCAACCCAACCACTGACTTCCATAGGAAAAGAACCAACACGGTCAATAATGTCGCTTGGTTCTAATCCTAGGAAACGTCGTGGAATATTGGATGTACGAAGTAGCCAATGCTTCTTAAGTGGCGAGAGAGTGTTGACGTCATACATCGTTTTCTCTCGCTTTCTTTATTGCATTTTCAAACTTTGCATCATCTTTGACCGAGAATCTTGCTTCCAAGTTTTCATCGTAATCTACTGAAACAATTCCCAAATTAAAAAGGTTCATCAGCGCCTCCTCTATTTCCTCGCTGCTGTACCCCA